TTGTATTTTTTAAAATCTCTTTTTTCTGATTTGTTTTTATTTTTTTTATGAACTCTTGGACGTTTTTTAGGTTTTGGTCTTGGTACGTAATGTGTGAATTTTTGTTTAGCCATTGTCCTGGTATTTTTTAATTAAATCTAAATCTGATTTTTCTAGTTTCATATATCGAATGCTGCCATTGATGTGTTGCCTGGTATCTTCACCGCAGTGTGTGCATCTGTAATAATCTTGTACAATACCAACTAAGATTGCATTCTCATTACAATATTCACAATGTCCAACTACTGTGTCGACTTTGTTAAATAATTTTAATTCTATAAATTTACTCATTTAGATTCTTTTATCTCTAATATTCTATATTGTCCAGAATTCCAATCTTCTTCAACAATAGCTTCAACTTCTCCACACATCCATTGAACACTATCACTTGTATTTCTTTCAGCAATTCTTTTTGATTTCAAACATTCTGATATGGAATTTTTATACATATGTTCCACAACTTCCCCGTTCATCATCATACATAATGCAATAACTATTTTTACCATTAATGATTTCCATTTAATTTTCCAATATTAGCTCTAACGCTATCTTTTAATTTTTCTACATCTATCTGTAATTTGTTTACATCCATTTGTAGTCTTTCAATATTAACTCTATTGTTCATCATACCATCAACTCTTACAGTTAATTTTTCTAATCCTTCTGCAATATGTTCTAGTAACATAAACTGTTCCTGATCGATTGGTTTCTGTGCTGAAGCTTCTAATAAATCTTGTTCAAATAATTTATTAGCAGTTTCTAGTGCATTGAGTCTTTCAATTACACCAAACGCAAACCACGCTCCAATGACCACAGCCGAAATCAAACCTATTAAGTTCCTTAACGGAAGACCGATTTCGGTGTTTTCAGATAATCTTTTCATTTCCAGTCAAATAACCAATCAACATACTTCTTCCACCATTTTTTAATTTGTTTAATCATAGGTTCATCCTTTTTATGATCACAAGTAGGACACAAACAAACGTCCACCTCACATTTCTCCCCACAATGACAATCGTGATTACATACAATACAAATCATATTATATCCCCTGTAGTCTTGGATCTTTTGAAGTTATATTTTTTTCTGCTTTGGGTCTGGAAATAGAATCCATACTTCTTTTACGAAGCTGTACTTTAGCAGATTCCTGCTTTCTTCTCTCATCTATTTGCTTTTTTAAATCCCTAATTAAATTCATTTTTCCTCCTTCGTTTCCATCTGATAAAACATTTTATCAGAGTCTTCCGTAACCATATTGTTATCTTCCGCATCCCAATAAGTAGTTTGGACTTTATAGTCAGGCCAACTGCTATCAGTAGTATAACTATTAATATGCCAAAGTATACGATTATTAGGCTGAGCAGCATAATTCCCGTTAGCAAGTTCCATAATGTGTGCACATTTATGTTCTTGAGGTATTTCACTGTGTTCTGTGTCTAGTATATTAGTCTCTGGATGAGCCCAGTCAACTGTAAAAAGATATTTGCCGTGATAAAATTTTTTATCTAAACCTAAAAACTTACCATTTACACCAGCCAACCAATCAAAACAATGCACACTAGGGTAATAACTAAAACAATTCCACAACTCCAATTCGTGCGTCTGCATATCCGGCACATCGGTTCTGGAAAACTTTTTTTGAAAAAACGCTGATATAGGCAAACGCCAATAGCACGCACCATTGGGTAGCATAATATTAAATAAGATTGCACGACCTGAAATAGAGCTAAGACCAAAGATAACACAGTCACTAGACTGTTTTTTATATTTAGGATCCAAGTCATACAGATACTCTTTACGGACTTTGCAGTAAATTGGTGGTATGTTCGCGTTAAGATATGCCATAGTTTCCTCATTTAATATCTCCCCAGTTTTTTCCGGACTCGTAGTCTACCTTATTTGGTACCTCTAATGCAATACATTCTTCCATTATTTTTATAATTTCAGTTGCTTGCTGGTCATTTTCTACAGAAATGTCAAGTTCATCGTGTACTTGTATGTGCGGCAATACACCATTTTCATAAAGTGCAACCATAGAAATTTTAGTCATATCTGCAGCTGATCCTTGAATCAATCTATTTAAAGCTTTGTAAGTTCCTGCTCTTTTTATTCCTGGACCATATTCTAATATTGCTTTTTCTCTTGGCAAAGCTTTTAATCCAAATTCATACGGCTCCCAAAAATCAAAATGACAAAGTCTTCCACCATACGTTCTTATTCTTCCTAAGTCTTCTGCACGTCTTGATACTGCTTGCATCAATTGTTTTACAAATGGTGCACGTTGGTGATATTGATTTAAAAGTTTTTCTGCAGAGTCTTGAAGTAAACCTAGTTCTGCCATTAATTTATTTTTACCCATACCATACATAATTCCAAGATTAATTGTCTTCGCTTGTTTTCTTTCAATGTCAGCCATATCCGCTACAGCCTGGTGAAAGTCTGCGTCTCCTTTACGATATGCATCCACGATCCCCGATACACCGTCCAGTTTTTGTAATGAAGCATAGTGTACTAATAGTCTTGGTTCTTGTTGTGAGTAATCAAAACAACCCCACTTACAACCTTCTTCAGGTATAAATATAGATCTGATCATAGGACCCAATACAGGATTCCGTGCAGGAATTTGTTGTAGGTTAGGATTATAATAACTAAATCGTCCTGTAACCGTACCACCTGAGTCTGATCTTATTTGATTGATGTCAGCGTGTATTCTTCCTTTGTGTTCGTATTTTAAAATTGTTTCTATAAAAGTTGAGTTTGCTTTATTGATTTCTCTAGCTTCATTAATTAGTTTAGCAATCTCGTGTGGATGAGTTGCTAAAAAATTTTTTGTAAAACTAGGATTACCTTTATCTGTTTTGTCATAAGGTATATTAAGTTTGTCAAATGCTTTAGCAATTGATCTAGCTGCGTGTATTTCAACCTCTAAACCGCATAAATCCTTGATTTTATTGAGTATTTTACTCTCTTGTTCTAATAAATTTTTTCTAGTTTCGTGTGCTTTTTCTACATCAACTCTTACACCTTTAAATTTCATATCTACTAAACAAGGAAATAATCTAGTTTCAATATCAAAAATTTTATGCAAATCCTGTTTCTCCATTTCAACTTGCATACGTTCCCAAAGTTTTAAAGTCACTAACACATCACGTTCAGCATACTCACCTACATTCATTGCAGGTAATCTCCACATATCTGCTTTAGCATCGATCTGCCATTCTTTTGCTGCTTGTTTTAATTCTGATTCATTCTTACCAATACCAGTATATTCTTTTCCAAGTGAATCTAGTGTGTATGAAAATCTATTTTCATCAACTAATGATGCTGCAATCATTGTATCTACAATTCTGCCATTGATGTTTAATCCTAAAGATCTAATCCAACATACATCGTACATTGCATTATGAAAAACTTTTGTTGCAGGAGTAGCTAATACATCTTTAAACCATTTTAAAACTAATTGTTTATCCATATTACCACCTGCTTCGTGTGCAATAGGAAAATATCCTCTCCAACCTTCTACCGCTACAGCAATACCAACAACATATCCATCACCTACAACGCTCCCCGATCCACGTTTAATTAAGTTAGGATCACAAGTCTCTAAGTCTATTGCGATTATTTCGTGTTTAGATAAATCAGGAAATTCTTCAGGTGGTACCCATTCTGTCTGGGGCCTAAATATCATTGGCATCTGCATTATTTATCCTTGAGTTTTTTAATTTCTAAATCACAGTAATGTTTTATTTTCTCAAGATCTTCAATACCATTTTTGTTTTTATATCTACAAACATATTTTATTACGTTGCCTTGAAAAAATGATAAATCATTCTTTGATATAAACTCATAAGGTTGAATGCGAAAAGTTTTATAATGATTCCCGCCTATCTGTTTATTTTGTGGAAATGCTTCTTCTAGTAATCCTTTATTTGTCATTAGTGTTTCCTCGTTACGTCTTGTTCTTCATCTTTTGGGTAATATACATCAACGATTGCTTTACATTTAGGACAAGAAAAATTTGTCACTAATTGATAAAAATCATCTTCATCAGATATATCGTGATCACCACCCCATATTAGTTTTGTATTACAGTGCCAACAGTTCATAGTATGTACGCCTTATCTGTGTTTCTTGGTTCAACAATATGTAAACTTTTTTTGGCACGTGTTACACCAACATAAAAAAGTCTATGTGTTTCATCAGGATCATAGTCATAAGATTTTACAGCTGCATTAGATAAGTCTGGTAATATTAAAACATTATCAGCTTCACCACCTTTAGCTGCGTGAATAGTAGACAAACTAATTCTAGGATTTTGATTTATCTTTTCACCTTTTGCTAACATAGTTCTTATGTATCTCTCCTCTGTAATTGATAATTTTTTAAAACTATCAAACCACACATCACTGTTTAACAGACCGTGATTGTTTTTGCAATCATCAATTGTGTATCGTTCATCTGATCGTAAAGTTTTACCAGAATTATATCCTGGTGTAACTGATGGTCCTAAAAACTGATAAATATTTTTAACTTCTAGGTAAGAAAGATCGCCACCTTTTCGCCACTTTTCCCAATTATTAATTGCTATCAATAACTCCAATGATATTGAATTTTTTCCGCGATGTGAAAAATACCATCCTTGTATTTCGCACAAATCTTTTACATCTTCTAAAAAATAGTTTGCAGAAGATAAAACAAGCCATTGACCACGTGACATATCAACTTGTGTCAGATCCGTATAATATTCTAATATTCCCTCTTCTTCTCTTGGCTTATATTCTTTTTCGTATCTATCGCTAATTTTAGAAATAATTCTTTGTGATAATTCGTGTATAGGTCCACCAGGTATACGGTGTGATTGATCCAATACTTTAATATTATCAACTTCGTTTTTTAATGCAATAAAGTGTGATATATCAGCACCAGCCCACTTAAATATTGCCTGGTCATCATCACCTGCAATATAAGTTTTCTTTGCTTTCTTCCACATTGCCTTAACCATTTGCCATTGTATTAATGATAAATCTTGAGCTTCATCAATAAATAAAACATCTAAACTAGGTGCAAGATCCTTTTCTACAAAATCAATAATCAAATCAGTAAAATCTTTCATACCTCTTTCTTTTTTAAATTTTGTAAGTTCTTGATCAATTAATACTAAAGTATTTCTTTCTACATCTATGTTGTGTACGTTCTTATCGTATTCTTCTAATACAGATATTTTTTTAACTCTAGCATTGTTTATAATTTTTAAGTATTCATTATCTGAATCAAACACACCATCATCCAAAGAATAAAATGCTTTCTTAATTGGTATACCACAAAGTCTACCAAAATCTTTGTAGTCTTGAATTTGCATCATACGATCTTTATTAGCTCCTAGTAATCTAAAAGCCATAGAGTGTAATGTTCTAAAATAATTTAATTCTTTTTTAGGGTCGAGTTGAAATCTTTCTGCAGCTCTTTCAATTGCTTCATTAGCTGCTTTTCTTGTAAAAGAAAAGTATCCTATTTTGTTTGGTGAAATACCACTTGATAAAAAATCATCTACTAGATCTAACAACGTTGTTGTCTTGCCTGTTCCCGGTGGTCCTAATATTATTGTCTTCATATTTCTTTAGTTTCCTTTCTAATACACTATTTTTTGTTTTAAGTTTTTCGTTTTCCTTTGTTAATTCTTCTATCTTTAATCTAAATCTCAAATGCCAATTTGGTGCAATATCTTTGTCATACATTAAAAGTGCTCCTCAACATAAGTTTTCTTACTTGTAGCTGCTTCCAATGGTTTCATAGTTTTTATTTGTATCACTCTTGGTCTAGAGTTTTTTAATTCCATTCTAGGTTCACCTACAAATTCTTTTAGTTGTTTAATTAAATTACCTGTTTTAGTTTTATCAAGTTCCCAATTATTTCTTTTTGCAAAAGAATAAAAGTCAGACATCCTAAAATAAGTGTATTCATTTTGATCATCTGTCCAGGCAGTTTTATTTAAAATATCTTCTTTAGTTCTTGCTTTAGATCTATTAGTAGTAAATTCAAATATTAAAGACGATAACTGTGTAGTGTTATCTAATGATTCTAAAGGTTCATTAGTAATTACATTTTGTATTAAAGGTTTTAAAAATAGTTGTCTCCAATCTTGTGCTTTTACATTTGGTATAATTAAGTTTGCTTGATCTAAACACGCTTTTGCAAATTCTACTGGTGAATATAATTGTTCTGTTGTTAATTCTATTCTTGGACTTTTACTTTCATTACCGATTGTTAAAAACCATTGTGGTGGTTTAGAATTAAATTTTGTTAAACTATGTAACTCTGGCATATGTTCGTCATCAAAACCCACACCATATCTTTTAGTTCTACAGATTGCAGATTTACATACACCATTTATAGGTGGTTCTTTACATCTGTATTTATCATAACCTTTTTTATTTAATGATTTTATTACACCTTGTACTTCTGATGATTTTAAAGGTGGATTCATAAATTTTACATTAGCCTCTTCTAATAAATCTTCCCATTTATCTGGATCTGCTTTTTTAAAAAATACTCCAATATTAAATAATGCATTATTTCTACCACCTTCACCAAAACCTGTTTCTGCTAAAGTATTTAAACAAGGTGGTCCTTGTTCAAACGTTTCTTTTTTCTTAGGTGTTTCTATTTTTACATCTGCAATTTGTTCTTCAGTACAAGAATACTGTTCATACATTGAAAAGAATTTATTTATATCTGCTGCATTACCTTCATCATCAATTGCATATCGTAAACTTTTATCTCCATTGTGGTATGGTAAATTTAAAAAATTACCTATGTCACCACGATCAATCAATATTTCAGTTTGTTTCGGAAATATTTCACAACCTTCTTTATCTAAAACTTTAGAAACTTTTTTTAAATAGTCTTGTATTATCTGTGCACTAGTAAATTCTTTCATAAATAAAAATACGTGTGCACCACCAGATTTAGATCTAAATACAATTAGTGGAAATTTATTTTGTCTTATATTATTAATTAATTCTTTGTGATTTAAATTATAATCATCAATATCTATACAACCCCATTTACATTTATTGTCTTTGTTAATTGGAATAATTCCTAAAGCAGGTTCTTTACCTTGTAGGTGATCTACCCATAATTGTTCTGAAACTTCTTTACGTACGATAAAAGCTTTACCGCCTTGTTTGCCATTCGATCCACGATCCCCTTTTATATATTGACCGTACGCGCTATCTAATCCTTCAAATATATTTCTAAATTTCTCTATCATTTCTATCCTTATTTTTTATGGGGCCCGAAGGCCCCACAACAACTAAAACGGAGTTTTAGCTGACTCTTCTTCACTATGCTTTGTTTGCACGTCACCAGTTTGAATACTTGAAGCAAACTTTTTAGAATCTAAGTAAAGATTTTTATCTTCATTACCTAATATTCTATCTTGAGTTACACTCCAACCATACCAAGAACCTTTATCGTTCTTTTGTAGGTTTGACTTCAATCGGTAAACTACACCATTCATTGGTGGTCTACGATATTGTCCGTTCACTTCTATTTGAACTGACTTCATCATAGAGTTCCACTTCTTACTTACAGTCAATTGTGTTGACTTCATCGTAATCAATGCAGGTGTCATAGCCCCACTCTTTGTTTTTACCATTACAAAGTAAGATGCAGTCTCTTCAAGATAGTTACCGTTTGGTAATCTAATCTTAGATCCTTCTCTTTTACCTGTAGCAATGATTGCAGAGTCTGGTTGATGTACCGCAACTGGTGCACCAGGTCCATCGCCTCTGTCTCTCCATTCTACAAACTCTTTTTTGTAATAGCAGGGTACAACTTCAATACCCTTTTCACCATCATACAACTCGTTAGTGACTGTGTTGTATATCATACCCGATTGAGCACCTTCGATATACTTCGCATCACCTTTAGTTATTTGCGGTGATAGTTGACCTAGTATTCTGATGAATGGCAACTGCATATCATCAGTTGTCATATTCTCAAAACCTTTATCTAGGTCGTCTTTGAACAAGTCTAAAGACTTGTCTTTTCCATTAGCCATCATTTCAGTAGCCATTGTCGTTTCCTCCATTATTATTTCCGAGTTATTTTAGTTTTATCTTTTATAAATAAATTAAAAAGATCAGAGGGCATATCGAGCCCGGACTCGATACGCTCCCTGTAAAGGGCCTTCAATACCATCGGTTCTACTTTTGTCTTAGTAGAAGGTTGATAGCCATTTTCAGCCGCAAGGTCTAGCAAACGCTGCGCCTTGTTATCTTCGCCAACACCAAAACTAACAGCAACCTCATTTTTAATAAGATCACCTAGTTCATTGTCTCGAAGCCATTTATACGCTGACTCTATTTGTTCTTTGTTAACTGTACAGTTATAAGTTTTTGCAACTGTAACTGCACTACCGTCAGCAAGTTTCAATTGTGATAAACCTTGTTCTTGCATAAGTTCAGGTATCACTTGAGAACTAATTCTATCTGATTCATCTTTGAGTTCTTTTAACTCTTTTTCTTTTTCAAGAATTTTATCTTCTAATTTTTTTAGTTTAATACACTGTTCAGAAATATCATTAGAATCTATTTCATCTAATAAATCCTTACTGTCTTCAAACATCATATCTTTTATATCACTCATATTTATCCTTTCTTGTATAAATTAAATTCTAACGGATAGTATCTACTTTCATTTCTATCCCATTTCAACATTTTAAATTGTCCATTTGTAGTATCACTAATTATTGCAGAAGATACCCCAATGATTGCAGGATCTCCAATCAATAAAATGTAATCTTGTGGTCTTACATCTTGTAAACATTTTTTCATTGTTTGAATGTAAGGAGCAGGACTCATATAAATATTATCTAATCTTGGTCTACAAATAACTAAATAACCAAAATCAGATGCTGACAAAATATTTATACTTGGTGCAGGATGCTGCAACACATATACAAAATTTTCATCAGGATTTTCTCTATAAAAAGTTTTAAACTCTTCTAAACTTTTTGGTTTATATAATTCAAAAATTCTGTTTTTCATAAATTTCTATTTCTTGACAACTATATAATTTACACTATATTGTTTGTCAATAGAAAGATAAAAATAAAATTATGGTAGAACATTATAGGTATAAAACTAAACCTTATGAGCATCAACTTGAGGCTTTAGAAAGGTCATATAATAAAACTGCATTTGCATATTTTATGGAAATGGGTACAGGTAAATCTAAAGTATTAGTAGATAATATTTCTATGCTTTATGATAATGGTGAAATAAATGGGGCATTAATTATAGCACCAAAAGGTGTTTATAGAAACTGGATTTCGCAAGAAATACCAAATCATTTAGCTTCACATATTAAACCAATTAGTGTATTATGGGATCCTTCAACTTCAGCCAAAAAACAAAAAGAACTTAACCAAGTATTTAAACCTGGTTTTGATTTACATATTTTAGTTATGAATGTTGAAGCATTCTCAACTAAAAAAGGTGTGGAGTTTGCATCACGATTTTTAAATTGTCATAAAACTATGATGGCAATTGATGAGTCTACTACAATTAAAAATCCTAAAGCACAAAGAACAAAAGCCATTATTGGTTTATCTTCTTATGCAAAATATAGAAGAATACTTACAGGATCACCGGTAACTAAATCACCGTTAGATTTGTATATGCAATGTAATTTTTTAGATCCTGAATTGTTAGGATTTAGTTCTTACTATGCTTTTAGATCAAGATATGCTGAATTGATGAATGCACGATTTGGTGGATTCAGAGTTCAAATTGTTAAACATTATAAAAACTTAGAGGAGTTATCAATGAAGTTAGAACCATTTTCGTACAGAGTATTAAAAGAAGATTGTTTAGATCTACCTGAAAAAATATATCAAAAAAGATATGTTGAGCTTACACCAGAACAAACAAAATTATATGCAACAATGAAACAAATGGCTCTTGCAGAATTAAATGGTAAAAAAGCTACTGCACCACACGTACTAACTCAAATGATGAGATTAAATCAAATTATATGTGGTCACTTCAAAGATGATAATGATGAAGTACAAGAAGTTAAAAGTAATCGTGTAAAAGATTTATTATCAATACTAGATGAAACAGAAGGTAAAGCAATTATTTGGGCTAACTATATTTATGATGTAGAACAAATACAAAAAGCTATTTCAAAAGAATTTGGTGAAAAATCTGTTGTTACTTATTATGGTAAAACTCATACTGATGATAGACAAGAAGCTATTGAAAGATTTCAAAATGATGATGAGTGTAGATTTTTTATAGGTAATCCACAAACAGGTGGTTATGGTATTACACTTACTGCAGCTAATACAGTTATCTATTATTCAAATGGATATGATCTTGAGAAAAGATTACAATCAGAAGACAGAGCACATCGTATTGGACAGAAGAAATCTGTAACATATATCGATATGATAGCTGAAAAAACAGTTGATGAAAAAATTGTAAAAGCTTTGAGAAAGAAAATAGATATTGCATCTGAAGTCCTTGGTGAAGAATTAAAAGAATGGATCTAAACTAAATCGACTGCTTTACCTATTATAGGTTTATATTTTGTTTTTTTATCCTCATCTTTATAAGCTCTTAAAAATTGTTTACGTGGATTTTCAGATACATAACTACAATGTACCCACCCACTATTAGGTTCACCTGGAACATAGTATTCTAAAATCATTTGATCATAGTCAAGGTTTTTATAAATCCAGTCCGCAACTTCTGCATTGTCTTTACCCATACATTCGAAGTCAGCTGCTTCTGCTTTAGTATGTTGTGAATTAATTGAACTACCTATTTTTAGACATAAGTCTGGACTCCTAAATCCCGAGGTAATGGTTACTGGACCAAAATGATCACGTACCGGCTGCAAAATATTTTCACACAGTAATTTTAATTTTTCTATTTGATTTGCATTAGGATTGTTATCTACACCTAATCGTACAGCAGTATCCGATTTAATTAACTCTTGTAGAGTAAAATTACGGGAAAGGTTCATTTTTTTATTTTATAAAAATTTCCATTAATAGAGACATTGCGACCGTACCCACAGCCGCCAAGAGAACCCAATAGATCTTATCTATCTTACCGCCCAATTTCTCGATGTCATCGTGCATATGTTTTAAATGATTATTTTTTATTTGATATAAATCTTTTTTGACACCGGTAATGTGTCCATATAAAGCTACGATATGTTCTCTAACATTTTTAGGTTGTATGCTCATTGTTATATTCTACCTAACTTATCGAGTAAATCAATCTTTTGTGCAGTAGTTAAATTGTTAAAATTAGCGCCAACTCCTGTTACTGCACCAGGTAATTGAAACTGTCCTGCTTGACCAACTATTTGAGGATCAGGCATTGGTGGTAAACCTATATTTCCTTGTAATTGTTGCATTGTTTCTTCAGCTGCATCAAACGGATTTACAAGTTCTGGTATTTTTTCTTCTGTTAAAGGTACATTCATTAACTTATCTCTAATATTAAATACAGCATCTGCTGCTTGTTCAAAAGGATTAGGTACACCTAATTTTTCTGCATTTTCTTGAAACACTTTTTGTACATCTACTGATATATTTAATGGTCTAAAGATAGCTTCATTCAATGCATTATAACTCATATAACCAACACCTCTATCTATAAAACTTTGAGCAAGCTTATCTTCTGATAAATTTAAAAGTTTAGCAGCTTTCATATCTTGATACATATTTCTATTAACACCAAACAAAGCTCTGTTTGCATTGATGTATGCATCTACAATTTCTTTAGGTGTAACTGGTCCACCTCTTAAAGTTTCTCTTGTAAATAATTGTCTAGAGTTTCTGACTCCTGATTGATAGTCAGCAATCTTAAAGTTTAATGCTCTTTCAGGATCTACTTTTACAGAACGTAATCCAACAAACCCTGCAAGCTCGGGACCTAATTCATAAGTTTGTCCATATTTATCATATTTACCTTTTTGTAATACATCAACAGGTTTGATTGCTAAGTCTAATCTTTGTAATTGTTGATAGTTTAAAGGAGCTTGAGCTTTAACTAAATGTGCAATGCCTTTTTGAAATTTAGTTCCAGGTGAATCTTGTTCGTTAAATACTTGTGATCCTTCTCTAGTTCTACCACCTCTTACAAATAAATCTGTTAATGCTTCTGTCCATATTGATTCTGATATAAACGGTTGACCTAATTCTTTTGTTGCATTAATTGCACCTAATACAAAGTCATCCATAATACCATCTTGATCTTTTTCACCATCTTCAATTGCATTAATTACATTCTGTAATGGTCTCACCAATGTATCATATGCATTTGCGTGACTAACATCTACATATTTAAAATTACCTTCGTCATCTTTTTGGACAAATAAAGTTGAGTTTTTAGACCACGGTGCAACATATCTTCTTACTGCTTCAAACTCATCTCTTGATACATCATAGATTGCTCTACTAGCTTCCATTGTTGCATAAGGTACAGCTGCAGCTGTAGTTGTTAAACCAAATAATCTTCTATATCCTATTGATGCTAAAGGTCTTACTTCTTTACCATCAACGGTAGTCTTATAATTTATTTCTTGTAATGCTCTTCTTACAATATTTGTACTTGTTCTTAGTATTTCTGCAGGAAAAGATACAAAGTTTCCAACAGGTAATTTTCTAATTCCTTTTACAAAGTCTGATACATAATCATAGTTAGGTATATTGTTTCTTACAATACTAGCTGCTTCTTCATCTAATTCTTTTGCTGTTTTTGATATACCATATTTTTCATATGCCTTACCTAATCTAGAACGCTCCGCGCCCCACGATGCTATTTTCCAAAAGTCATCTTCAGCTGTATAAAAGTCTTGTGATGCTTTCACAATTTTTTGTAATTTTGTTGCTTTGAGTAACATTCTCATACCTTTATCCGCAGTCATTGTAGAACCAAAGTCTACATCTTTTAACAATGCACGTAGGTCCCCTAATCTAACGTTAGAATTTACAACACCTAGTCTTAATAGTTTTCTATATAAATCATCTGCTGATCTTGCGCCTGGTAATGATACTTGTAAAGCTCTGTAAGCTTGTCCAATGTTATCGGCATTTGGTAATATACCATTTGCAAAAGCAAAGAAACTTGCACTAACAAAGTTACGCATATGAGTAACCGGTGCTAATACTGTTTTAGCAATCTGTGAAGTAGCTTTTGGATATAAAATTAAATTAGAATATAGTCTACCCATAATATTATCTTTTAAA